AGTAGCCCCTGAAGCTCCTTGAAAAGGTCTTGTTCTTTGTTCGAACTTAAAACCTAATAATTCTAATCCTTGTGAGTATGATCTTTCCCATTCTCTTCTTGACTCTTTGTAATCTGTATAGTTGGCATATAATTCAGAACCTACTGGATCTAAAATAGAATCTGGCAACAAGTCTGCAAGATTCATGTAGTGGTTGTCGCTAGCGTCTGGTGCTACTGCACCTGGTTCGAAATCAATTTCTACTGAACCATCTTCGTTTTCAGTTATCTCTGTTCCTTCATGAGAGGGAACAGTTTCCTGTACTGCTGTTTGAACTTCTGTTAATTCGTCTTGAGACGGTAGTGTTATATTACGTCTTACGTTAGGTAAGCCCTTATCGATTTCTGCCATTTGTTTTCTCCAAAATTATAGGTTTATCCTGTTTTTTATCTTTAATCAAGCCTCTAGGGTCTGGGCCCTTTAGTGGTGGGATTTCTTTCCATTTAACATCTTTCATGTTTTTAACTAAAGTCGGGTTTTTCATTTGTATCGGTTTAATATGTATTGATCGACACCAGACAGTCCGCCTTTATTTAACCATTGTTTTTTAAGAGGTTCAGGTTCAGGTTCAGTTATATTCTTCATTGGAATCGTGGTTCCAAAAACATTTTCAGTTTCTTTAATTTCCAAGTCACCTCTTTCTGGTAATAAAGGTTCTTTAGCCTTTTCTTTAAGCATCTCTACTCGTTCTGGTGAATATCCATATTGATCTGCTTCAACTGTAGAACTAAACCCAAGTTTTTTCTCTGCCATATCTTTTAAAGGATTCCACATTTCATCTTCTTTAGAAATTCTCATTTTACCAAGGTCTTCAATTTTTTTAATTCTCTCATTTAATGGAATTCCTTTAGCTATCCAATCTGAATACATACGGCCAAATTTAGCCTCATACGGAAGATCTAAATCTTTTTTCAAAAGAACCCCTGCTAATTGCGTTATATACTTAGGCATGTTAACAAAATCTTCTAATAATCTTGCTGTACCCGTATCAATAGATCTCATTCCCATTCCTCGATCAATTTCTTGACCATAGGGAATTAAATTTGCAGGTGCTGCAACCACCCCGATTGCTTTAACAACATTACCAGCTTTACTTAAAGCATTAGTAAGTTTAGGAGAAATTTCTATATTAGGAAACATAGAAGAATCAATTCCTCCGGCAAAATTAAATAAACTACTTGTATGTTTTCCTGGAACATATCCTTTGCTACTTACATTGACCTTAATTAATTCTTTTGCTTTTGCTGTATTGCCGTTTTTAATTTCTATTAAAACTTCGTGTATAGAAGGTTGAATTTTTTTTATTTTTTCCATTTCCGCTGGAGTTGCATCTCTTACAACGTTTTTAAAAAATTCTAAAAACGCTTCTGAAACAGTTCCTTGTTTAATAACTCCTTTTACATTTACTTCAGCAATTTTTCCTCCTTGCCATTTATAGAAAGGAAATTTTTTTCTATTGAGATTAAATCTTTCAGATAATTTATCATATAATTGATTAACCGTTTTAAGAGCTTCATTACCCTCAGTAGTCATTCCTTTTGCAAATGCGGACTTAGCTGTTCTTAAATAAGCTTTAACATCTTTATATAAATTGGATTTAGCACCTGTTTCTTTAAAATTCCATCTTCTAGTGTTAGCTTCTACTTTTCTAAGACCTTCAGAATCTCCAATAATATCTGCTGCCGTTATTCCTGTTGAGTGTTCTAAACTAGGTAATAAATGTTTTGGCCACTTTTCATGTAAAGCTCCTCTAAGCATATTTAAATTTAAAAATTTTAAAAGCTCACCATCTAATTTATATGGTGCAAACTTTCCTTTATATTTTCCCTTAGTACCAATATATTTTTCTTGGTTCCAAGTCTTTGGGTCTAAATTAGCTAATCTATTTCTTTGTGCTTCATAAGCCTTCCAAGCATTATAATCTTTTATTTTATATCCTGTACCTGGTTGTGTAGTTTGCATATACATATCTTTAGGATTAATAAATCCTTTTGTAACTAATGTACTTTTAAATCTGTCAAAAGCCGCTTTTAACGCTCGTGTTTTTTTATTACTTTGTGGAAGTTTAGAAAAATGTTGCGCAATTTGAGATATACCCATATTCTTATAATTTTTCTTAAAGTAGGTTTTTTGTTTATCTGTTAATGCATTGCCTTTTAAAGGCTCACCTGTTTGTTGGATTTGTGTTCTTTTCGTAATAATATGAGGAAATTTCTTAGAATTAATTAAAGAAACAGCGTGTTTAATTTGATTATCTTTTGCTGCCCCTTTTTTAAGATTTAATAATTTAGCTATTTTATCCGTCGTAATTTCAAATTTTTCATTGGGAAGGATTTTTGTTTTTTCAAAGTCTTTGATTAACTTTTCAATAGCTTCTTTATATTGATATATTTTATCCCATGTAGCTTTTTTATAAAGTTTAACTTTCTTAGGATCAGGCTTAAATTCAAGGTCAACATTTTTTGGGTTAATTACATAGCTACGTGTTCCAGGAGGGCCATCAGCAAACCCAATCCTTCCCCCTTCAGCTTTATCTACCGCCTGAATTGTTTTAACTATGTTGTCATCTTGAAGATACTCTTCAAACGACATCTGGTCTTCGTAATTTACTTTCCAATCAGCCCAGGTTCCACCATGTTTAAACGGAACTCTATCTCCAAGTCCCCAGGCTCTTCTGTAATAATCTTTGATGTCTGTACTATAAGCCATTATTTCTTTCTAAAGTGATTTGCGATTCCGCCTTTTGCGAATGATTTACTCCATTTAATCCAAGTTTCTGGTTTTCCAGAATCGACGTCTAATTTTACATGACCACCGAAACCATCTCCCGTGTAATAACCTGTTTCTGGATCTTGTCCTTCATTATAACCAATACCAATTTTTCTAGATTTACCGCCGCCTTCGCCTAAACCAATTTCATGACCTTTGTATTCTCTTTTCTCTCTACCTTTAACATAAGTAAGGTCTCCTAAAAGACTAATTTTTTCGTCTATTGGAATATCTAGACTCATGACAAAATTTATAAATTCTTTGTCAGAAGTTATACCTTCTGGGGCACCGTGAATTTGTTGGGCGCCTGTTTTACTAAAAGTTGGAATTAGGTTACCATGTTCATCATATTGGGGTATGATGTTAAACCAACTTTTTTCAGTTGTATCACCTCCATTGTCAAATCCTGCTCTGCCACCTGTTGCTAGTTTATCTTTACCACCTTTAATAACTTTAGGTGTCCAGCCTTTAAAAGCCTCAGTTGCTTGTTCCTTGACGCTTGTTGCTGGTCTCTGGACTCCAGTAACTGGCGACTGGGATTTAATCGGCATTTTTGGTGTTTTTGCCTTTAAAAGGTCTTTTATATTGGCTTGAAATAGGTTTTTTTGGCTTTCAGTCGCGTTTTTTAGCGTTCTTGCGTGAAGTTTGACTTCTTCAAGGATTTTAGTCGGAATTTTTTGGTTTTTTTCAACAAATTGGATTAATTTTGGGTTTATTCGCGTATTAAACAGGCTTTTTCCCATTTTTACGACATCTCCACCCATTCCAAGAATGTCTTTTGGTTTAATTCCTAATCTTTGTAGTATTTTGAAAACTTCGAACAATCCTTTGACGTACATATCTAATAGTACTCCTTAAAATCCATTGGTTTTGGAGAATCCTTGTAGTCTTCTGGGTGACCTACGAGTCCTCCTTGTCTAAATCTCATAACGGCTTGTGTTGTACTATCCACTAAGTCATCATGTTCGCCAAAGGGAAATGCTGCGCACTCCTCCATGACTTCTTGTGCAAATTGCAGATGGGTCGGAGCCCAAATCTGTCCAGCTTCAAACATCGGCGAAACTGCATTAACTCTACTATGCTTATCATTTCCTCGGCTCGGCGTAAAGTTAATAACTGGGATTCCCATATTTCTCAATTCGTATGTGAGAGGAAGTCCAGCAGCTTTAGCTTCAACTAAAACTATCTCAGGCTCCCAATATTTATAAAGTTTGAGTGCCTCTCTCCTTAAATCAGGAAACTCATATCTTTCTTTAACCGCATCGAGCAAAATTAAATTAGGTTTGGAATCTTCGTTTTCACGGAAAACACCCCACGTAGTTATGGCACTAAAGTCAGCAGTCTCTTTTTTAAGATACGCTGTATCGTAAGATTGTATTATATAATCACAATGTGGAATGCCTCTAGATTCTGGCCACTTGCGCCACCATTCTCGTTTAATCAAAGCTCCTTCTTCAGAAGTTGGATTCTGCATATACTGTGCATTCCATTTAGGAAGTGCAACAGAAGCTTTTACAGAAAGTAATTGTTCAATGTCCCAGTATTCCGGCCACACAGGTTTACCTGATGGCATGATAGCAGGAAACTCCACAACTTCCCACTGATCGGCTTTAGGTTCTGTTTGAGCTTTTTGTAATAGTCCTGTTAGATCCCCTTTATTCCAACGTGTCATAACCAGGACGATTCTTCCGCCCGGTTGAAGTCTTTGTCTAGGTCCTGCTGTGTACCATTCATAAGCTCGGTCTAATGCTTTCTTGGACATAGCATCTTGTTCAGAGTGAGGGTCATCAATAATTAATAAATCAGCACCCCGTCCGGTTACAGCTCCTTCAACACCAACTGCGAAATACTCTCCGCCTTGTTCTGTTTCCCAGCGACCAGCGGCTTTACTATCTTCCATAAGTCTTGTTGGAAAAACTTCTTTATACTCTTCAGTATCCATTAAGTGTTTAGCCTTACGACCAAACCTAACAGCAAGTTCAGCTGTGTGGGTTGCTTGAATAATTTTTAATTTAGGATCACTTCCAATCATCCATGCAGGAAGTAGAAAAGATGCAAACTCAGATTTAGTATGCCTTGGAGGCATATTCACAATGAGTCTCTTAATCTCTCCAGATTTTAATTTATTAAATTTTTCTGCAATAATTTTATGATGGTACCCCTCTATAAACTCAGGCCACATATGTTTTACAAAAGTTAAAAAATCATTGTTGATTTTTTTATGTTTCTGTTTTCTGTCCAATTGGACCAGGTACCGCTTTAACTGGCGTCTGGTATCAGGGGGAAGGTTATCTAAATTTTTTTTTAAAATTTTTTTAATATCAATATCTTGCATAAGTACTCTTATGGGTGTCAAAACGATTTTTATCCTAGATGACTCTCTAAATCAATGTATAAAGCAAAAAGTAGTGGGACCCCTTTTAAACGTGCGCAATACAACCTCTGATTGATTTACTTTTTCCGGATCGGGTCTGGTACCTCTATGGATTGCCGCACAACCTGTGGTTGATCCCGGCGTGTGACATATTTGTCACATGTGTGTGTATCTATGCAACACAC